AATCGACGACCCGCTCTTGAGATGGACGACGACGGTCTCTCGCGACTGGAGGGCGAGGTACCACCGAAGCAACATGGACCTGATCAGCTTCATGCCTCGATGGTGCGGGACGTGTCAGCCGACGCGCCTAGAAGACGACGATCTGCGGGCCCGCGGCACCTTCCTGGTACTCGAGTTCGGCCACCGCCGTGACGATCGCGCACGCCACTGCGGCGTCGATCTTCTTTGATTCCTCAACCTTCGTGAGGCGAGGACCGTACGCCGTGGGCTCCTGCCCGGCATTCAGCACGTGTTCACGCAGCGGCTTCGCGCCTCCGTGGTGCGCCCGCCCGGACTGCACGACGGCCCACATGATGTCGTAAGCGCGCGCCATCTTCTCGGCAGTCTGTCGGTAGACCTCCACGGGCACGCCGTGGGAGTTGGCGAGCTCCAGCATCTCGAGCACGAAATAGTTCGGGTCGCAGGCCATGCGCTCGATGTTGTACGTCTGCACGATCTCGAGCGTGGTCGCCATGACCAGCTGCCGGTCGATCGGCTCCCCGTCTTCCGACTTGATGATCCACGCGACCCAGTTGTGGAAGCCGTCGGCGTCGACCTGATCGAGCACCAGCGCGGTCGTGTCGCGCGAGAACGACGCGTCGGCGCCGAGGAAGGACGGGGTGTCCGGGTCGATGACCGGCAGACCCGACAGCGCGTCCCATGACTTCGCGTCGAAGGCCACCATCTTGCCGGTCGACGGGAATCGGTTCAGGTGATACCGCTCGAAGTCCCACGGCGGCTGCTTGTGCGCCTCGACCAGCGCGGCGCCGGAGATCCACGGCATCGGGTTCGCCTTGCGCCACACCTTCGGGTCGTTCGCGTCGTCGCCATCGTCGGCCCCGCACCAGTAGACGTGCGCGGACTTGTCCGTCTTCCACTTGGCGATGAGGTCCCACAGCGGGCCCTTGCGCACGGGTCCGGCCGTCGACAAGACGATGACCAGCGCCTGGGAGTCCCAGTTACCAACCATGCCGGACGTCATGGCGTTCAGCACGTGATCATTCTTGTGCACGTGGTACTCGTCGACCACGACCACGTCCGCATGCTTCGACTGCACGGACTTCTCGTCGCCCGGGAGCACTTGGAAGAACGCCTTCGTCTCCTTGATGATGATCTTGTCCGCCTGGACCTCGCACGCCCGTCGCAACATCGGGTCGTGTAGCACCATCGTGCGGACCTTGTCGAACACCGCGCGCGCCTGCTCCTTGTTGCGAGCGATGAAGTAGTACTGGCCCTTGTACTTCGGCCACAGGAACGCGATCGCGAGGATGATGACCGACGCGATCTCGGACTTCGCGCCGTCACGGGGCAGACCGATGAGCACCTTCTTGACGAGCCGACGCCCGCGCCTGTCCACGTTCGCGAAGATTGGTTTGATGATGTTCTCGAGTTGGAACCCGGCGAACTCGATCGCCTCGAACGCAACGCCGTTCGGGGGCAGCTCGCCGTCCACGTGGATGAGATGCTTCCGGGCGAACGCTGCCACAAGGCGGACGAAGTGCATCCCGGCGTCCGGGTAGTGCGCGCGCCGCGCCGTGCTGACGTTGTTGACGCCCGAACGCGGCGTCGACTTAGCCCGCGTCTTGATGGCCGCTCCAGCCGCGCTCACTTCTTCGCCCTTAGTGCCTTGGAGGCTGGCTTGCCAGACACCACGAGCGCCGCGTCCTCGGCTGCGAGGCCCGCCTCGAGGTCGTCACGGATCCCGAGCGCGATCGACGCGGTAGCGGCCTGCATGAGGTTGCCGCGGATGCGCGCCAGGGGAGTGAGCGCGAGCTCGCCCGCGAGCAGGCGCACGACGTTGGACGCCTCGCGGTGCAGCTTGCACGCCGGATTCGCCTTCAGCTTCCAGCCGACCATCTCTTCGGCCTGCAGTTCAGCACTCCAGGCGACGATCGGCTCCTTCATCATCGCGCCGAACTCCTGGATGGACGCCTCGCACTCGATGGCGATCGCCACCTCCACGGCGTAGTTGCGCAGCTGGAAGAGATCCGGCTCGCGAAGGTGCCCCAGCACGGCCATGTCGGTGACACAGATCGACCAGACCTCACGGGCCAGCGGGGGCATGTCCTCGGGCGGGGACGCCGTGACGAGCCGACGCTCAACCGGGAGCACTTCGATCGCGCTGCCTTCTCCGACTCCGCCGCGGTGCCCCGCGCGCTCGTCGTCGGGAACAGGAGTGCGCCCGCCGCGGCTCATCGGTCCCACCCGGGGAAGTTGCGGGCCAGCGCCTCAGCGATCGCGGTGTAGGTCAGCTCGCAGCCGGCGGCCAGGCGCGGATTCGCTTCCTCGATCGACAGCCGGCGGAAGGACCCGGCGAGGTTCGCAGCCTCGAGGACGGCTTGACTCAGTTCCGAGACGTGATCAGGCGCGGCGACGTGCAGTTCGCCGTCGATCGCGGGGATCCAGTGGGCGTTGAGTTGACGAGAACGGCGTGCGCGGGTCCTACAGGCCGACGTCGAGTAGAGACGCGGACGGCCGCGGCCTCCGGTCTCATCCGGCAGGTCGCGGCCGCAGCCGCATGCACACTTCCGCTGGGTTCCCATGCGCCCAGCATCGTTTTCGTGTCAGCCGAAACGCCTTTCCGTGTCGCTCCCGCGCCGGTCCCTCGAAACTCCCAGTTTCGGGCGCGTCTTCATTGTTGGGCATGCAGGGTCAGCATCTTTGTGCGCTAGACAATTTGGGGTCCGTTACCCCCTGGGGTATGTGGTCCGACTTAATGCAGTTGCAGAGGAAGTGCGCCGGTCTCACGTTCTCCATGGAGTGGGCGCCACCCTTCGATAGCGGGACGACGTGGTCGATGGTCGCAGAGCGCGGTGTGCGTGCGGGTGCGTCCATATCGATTGGTTCACCGCACACGTGGCACGTCCAGTCATCTCGTGCATAGACAACGCGAGGATCCACGCGCTCACACGCCACACCGGCACGCCGCGCACGTTGCATCTGCTTGTGCTGCCAATGGCCCGCCCTACCGTTGGGAGTCGAGCGGTACACACGCCTACGCTCACAAGCGAGCAGCGCGAGGCAGTCGACACACAGGTGCTTGCCCTTGGGCACGACGCACCCGCACTGTGCGCATGTCTTGACGATCTCCACCCGCTGCTGCTTACGAAGACGCTTGGCCAAGTAGCCCTCAGGCAGCACGTACTCCAGCGCCTGGCCCATGTTCGTCCTGCGCATGATCTGCCCGCACAGGCGACCACACGTGCGCTGGTCGGCATACGTTGCGGTGTACGTCTCGCCGCACACGTCGCAGGTGCGCGTCCCGAATCCCTTGGTCAGATAGCGCGTCTGCCGCTTGGCGGGATCGTACTGCCGAACGCCCTTCGCCTTGTTCCTGCACGAGGGCGAGCAGTAGCGCAGTTGCTTCCCCATGATCGGTGCGCCGCAATGGGCACAACTGACGCCTGCCTCAGGCTGTGACATATCGGGACTCCTACTCGGTCTCGGTCGCGATCCCGGCTGTTCGTGCAGCGCGGGATCCTTCTTGTTCCGAGTGTGGAATCCGTGTCAGTCAAAGGGCCGTCTTACCCTGCGTGCCGGACTAGTCGTGCGTCCGCTCCGTCGATATGAGCACGTCAGCGTCGCACCCTGGGCAGTGCATCCGCACGCGATTGCCCTCGTGCAGTTCGATGCGCCAGTCCGCCCCATGCCCTGTCCTCGCGCTGTGCAAGGTGGCGTACGCGAGCGCGATCGTCCACCTGTAGCCGTGCGTCTTGATGCGCAGTCCACACGCCGCGAGGTTGCGGTCGATTGCGGCGAGGCGTTGCTCTTCGTCGCTCACTGGTCCGCCCTCTCTCGTCTGTCCTGTGCCGTCTTCGAGTGGTGACACGGCAGGCATCGGACGCGCATGCCGGCCACGTCCGTGCTCCCGTGCTTGTGATCGCATTCCCAGCGTACGCCGTCCGGGTGCAGCTTGCCCCTGAGCGCCACGCCACACGCCTCGCACTTGCCGCCTGCCAGCAGGTAGCGCCGTGCCCGGTTCGCTCGATA